CGTGGAAGTGGTCAAGTTCGATCCGGCGGCCGAGGCTTTGCCGGCGGAATATCTGGCCGCGCGCGAGGATGCCGATCTGCGCTATCGCGTGACCCTGGCCGAAGGTGTGACAAGCTGGCAGGTGGTCGAGGCGCTGAAGCGGGCCGATTTCCTGGATGGCGCGGTGGCGGCGGTTCCGGCGGAAGGCGCGCTGGCGCCGGACAGCTATGATGTCGACAAAGGCAGCGCGCGGGCGGCGCTGATCGGGCGGATGGAGGCCGAGCAGGTGGCGGTGATGGCCGAGCTGTGGCCGCTGCGCGCCGAGGGCCTGCCCTATGACACGCCGGAAGAGGCGATGATCATGGCGTCGATCGTCGAGAAGGAGACCGGCATCGCAGATGAGCGCCCGCATGTGGCGAGCGTCTTCGTCAACCGTCTTGATCAGGGCATGAAGCTGCAAACCGACCCGACGGTGATCTATGGCATCACCAAGGGCGAGGGCGTTCTGGGGCGCGGGCTGCGCCAAAGCGAACTGCGTCGCGAGACGCCCTATAATACCTATGTCATCAATGGTTTGCCCCCGACGCCGATTGCCAATCCGGGGCGGCTGTCGATTCAGGCTGCGCTGAATCCCTTGCAGACGGAAGATCTGTTCTTCGTCGCCGATGGCTCGGGCGGTCATGCTTTCGCCAAGACGTTGGACGAGCATAATCGCAATGTCGAGAAGTGGCGGGCGATCGAGGCCGAACGTGCGGCCGCGGGCGAAGATGATGGCGCGACCGGCGTGCAGGGCGAGTAGTCCGGGACGGAAAGTTAACAGGGCCTTACCGGATCGTTCGGCTAAGATGTTGGTATTGTTGGATTTTGCGCTTGACTTGGCGTGCGGTCCGATGTAGACCTTGTGGCATGATAGCAGAAGTGTCGAAAGCGGCCGGGGGCGACCCCGTGCCGCTTTTTCTTTTCGCGGTTCCCATGGCGGTGGAGAGCGGCACGAAGGGCGGGCGCAGATGACCATCAGGTTCAGCGATGGAGAGGATGGGCCCGGCTCGACGGGCGGGGCCCGGGGGGCGGCGGAGGCCGCAGCGGGGCTGGACCCCTTTGCCGAGGATGTTCTGGCCTTCACCGAGGCGCTGTTTCGCGTTGCGCAGGATGATTTGAATTCCGCGCTGGGCGCGATCCGCGAAGGCCGCTTCGAGGCCGCCAAGGCGGGCAAGGTTGCGGCGCGCGATCTGGCCGAGATGGGCCGTCAGGTTCTGGAGGGACGAAGGAATGTTGACAAACTCCGCAAACAGATTGCCGGGGCTGTCGGAACCTGGGGCGAGCTGGATCTCGACCAGGCGCGCGATGAAATCGGGCGCCGCCTGGCTTGCCTCCGCGACGCCAGAGGAGATTGACGACTTCCTGGGCGGGCTGAGCGAGAACGCGCTTCTGGCGCTGCCCTGGATCTTCGACTTCTGGGCCTTGCCGCATCAGCTTCCGCCCGAGGGGGCGTGGAAAAGCTGGGTCATCCTGGGCGGGCGGGGGGCGGGCAAGACGCGGGCCGGGGCGGAATGGGTGCGGGCACAGGTCGAGGGGCCGACGCCGACGGCGCCGGGGCGCGCGCGGCGCATCGCGCTGGTGGGCGAGACATTCGATCAGGTCCGCGAGGTCATGGTGATGGGGGAAAGCGGCATCCTGGCCTGTTCGCCGCCCGACCGGCGACCGAAATGGGTGGCGACGCGGCGCAGCCTGGAATGGCCGAACGGGGCGGTGGCGACGGCGTTCTCGGCCCATGACCCGGACAGCCTGCGGGGGCCGCAATTCGATGCGGCCTGGGTGGACGAGCTGGCGAAATGGCCCAAGGCGCAGGAGGCCTGGGACCAGTTGCAATTCGCGCTGCGGCTGGGGGAGCATCCGCAGCAGGTGGTGACGACGACGCCACGCAATGTGGCGGCGCTGAAGTCGATCCTGCAGAATCCGTCGACCGTGATCACCCGCGCGCCGACCGAGGCGAACCGGGCCTATCTGGCCAAGAGCTTTCTGGCCGAGGTGGAGGCGCGCTATGGCGGGCAGTCGCTGGGGCGGCAGGAATTGCAGGGCGAGCTGGTCGAGGAGATCGAGGATGCGCTGTGGACGCGGGCGATGATCGACGCGGCGCAGGGGCGCGAGGCACCCGAGCAGATGCGGATCGTGGTGGCGGTGGACCCGCCGGTGACCTCGGGTCCGAAATCGGATGCCTGCGGCATCGTGGTGGCCGGGGCCGACACGCGGGGGCCGCGCAAGGACTGGCGGGCGGTGGTGCTGGCAGATCGCTCGGTGCGGGGCGTCTCGGCCGATGGCTGGGCGCGGGCTGCCTTGGCGGCGATGGAGGAGTTCGGCGCCGACCGTCTGGTGGTCGAGGTGAACCAGGGCGGCGATCTGGTCGAGCAGGTGATCCGGCAGGTCGATGACACGGTGCCGGTGCGGAAAGTGACCGCGATGAAGGCCAAGCGGCTGCGGGCCGAGCCGGTGGCGGCTTTGTATGAGCAGGGGCGTATCGCGCATCGCCGGGGGCTGGGGGCGCTGGAGGACCAGATGGCGCTGATGGCGCGGAGCGGCTGGCAGGGGCAGGGCAGCCCCGACCGGCTGGACGCGCTGGTCTGGGCGCTGACCGAGCTGATGATCGCGCCCTCGAGCGGCGCGCCGGGGATGCGGAGCCTGGGGGCGTAGCGCAGGGGGAAAGCTGCGGGGCTTGCCGAGGGTTCCGGAGCATTTTTGCCAAGATGAAGCGGGTCGGGTGGCTTTTCGGAGCAGCTTGGCCCCGGCTTGCCGGTTGAAAGGAGCGGAAAGTGTTCGATTTCCTGAGAAAGAGCGGGCCTGTGGCGTCGGGCGGCGTCGAGAAGAAGGCCAGCGCGACGGGACGGGTGATCGCCTGGGGCAATGCGGGTCGGGTGGCCTGGAGCCCGCGCGACGCGGTTTCGCTGGCGAAAAACGGCTTTCAGGGCAACCCTATCGGCTTTCGCGCCGTGCGGCTGATCGCCGAGGCGGCGGCGGCCCTGCCGGTGATCTGCCAGGATGCCGAGCGGCGCTATGACACGCATCCGGTGCTGGCGCTGCTGGCGCGGCCCAATGCCGGGCAGGGGCGGGCCGAGTTGCTGGAGGCGGCCTATGGCCATCTCTTGCTGTCGGGCAATGCCTATCTCGAGGCAGTGCCGGGGGCCGAGAAGCTGCCGGGCGAGCTGCATGTGTTGCGCGCCGACCGGATGGCGCTGGTGCCGGGGGCGGATGGCTGGCCTGTCGCGTATGACTATTCGGTGAGCGGGCGCACCCATCGCTTTCCGGTCAGCGAGGGGCTGAGCCCGATCTGCCATATCAGGAGCTTCCATCCGCAGGACGACCATTACGGCCTGTCGCCGATGCAGGCGGCGGCGGTGGCGGTGGATGTGCACAATGCGGCGAGCGCCTGGTCGAAAGCGCTGCTGGACAATGCGGCCCGGCCTTCGGGGGCGATCGTCTACAAGGGGGCGGATGGCTCGTCCGTGCTGACGCCCGAGCAATATGACCGGCTGTTGGGCGAGATGGAGGCCCATCACCAGGGCGCGCGCAATGCCGGGCGGCCGATGCTGCTGGAGGGCGGGCTGGACTGGAAGCCGATGGGGTTTTCGCCCAGCGACATGGAGTTTCACGAGACCAAGCTGGCGGCGGCGCGCGAGATCGCCATCGCCTTTGGTGTGCCGCCGATGCTGCTGGGCATTCCTGGCGATGCGACCTATGCCAATTACCAGGAGGCGAACCGGGCCTTCTACCGGCTGACCGTGCTGCCGCTGGCGCAGCGCGTGCTGGCGGCGCTGGCGCATTGGCTGGCGATGTTCTCGGGCGAGGTGGTGGAGCTGCGGCCCGATCTGGACCAGATTCCGGCGCTGGCCATCGAGCGAGACCAGCAATGGGCGCGGGTTGGCGCCGCTGAATTCCTGACCCTGGCGGAGAAGCGCGCGCTGTTGGGGCTGCCGCGGGTGGCGGAAGAGGAATGACCGCGCGCAGGGAGGGCGGTGGCTCACGCTTTGTGCTGGACAGTTTCGACAGCGCCCATGCCCGGATCGAGGCGAATGAGCGGGTGATGGAAGAGCGCTGGGCTGCGCTGGATTACCGCCTGACGCTGATCGACGCGGCGCTGGAGCGGCTCGAGCGGCGTCTGTGGCTGGGCGTCTATGGCGTGGCGGCCTTTCTGCTGGCGCAGGGGGCCGAGGTTCTGATCAGGGCGGCGACAAGGTGAGGTGAGGCGATGGACGGCATTTCGGGCGCGCCCGAGCGGAAATACCACCGGCCTGAAGCAGGTCTGGAAGTGACCGAAGGTCGGGTCGTGGCGGGCTATGCCTCGCTGTTCGGGGTCAGGGACCAGGGTGGTGATGTGGTGGCGCAGGGGGCCTATGGCGCGTCGCTGGCGCGGCTGGGGGCCAAGGGCGGGCGGGTCAAGATGCTGTGGCAGCACGATCCGGCCCAGCCCATCGGCATCTGGGACGAGGTGCGAGAGGACGCCCAGGGGCTCTGGGTCAAGGGCCGCATCCTGACCGAGGTGGAAAAGGGCCGCGAGGCGGCGGCCCTGCTGACGGCGGGGGCGATTGACGGGCTGTCGATCGGCTATCGCACCGTCAAGGCGGAACGCGACGGCAAGGGGCGGCGTCTCTTGCAGGAACTGGAGCTGTGGGAGGTGTCGCTGGTGACATTCCCCATGCTTACCGAAGCGCGGGTGGCGGCCAAGTCCGAGGATCTGGCCGGCCTGATGCGCGAATTGGCAGACGTCTTCGAGGACGCGCGCCGCAGCCTGGCCGAGCGCGGATAGCGCGAGGGGCCTTTTCCTTCAACACGAGGGTTCAACGATGACCGAGAGAGAGGCTCGGACCGGGGAAGGCTTGTCCCAGGTCCATTCGTCGGCGGCGGAAGTGAAAGCCGCGATGTCCGGTTTCTTGCAGGAGTTCAAGGGTCTGCAAGCCGAAGTGAAACAAGCGCTGCAACATCAGGAAGAGCGACTGACCATGCTGGATCGGAAAACCATGACATACGGCCGCCCGGCCCTTTCGGCCGGGATGGAGCTGGACGCGCCGCACAAGAAGGCGTTCGACGCCTATCTGCGGACCGGCGATGATGACGGGCTGCGCGGCCTGACCCTGGAAGGCAAGGCGATGTCGACCTCGGTCGCGGCGGATGGCGGCTATCTGGTCGATCCGCAGACCGCAGACCGAATCCGCTCGATGCTGGTCTCGACCTCGTCGCTGCGCGCCATCGCCAATGTGGTCCAGGTCGAGGCGGTGTCGTTCGATGTGCTGATCGACCGGTCCGAAGTCGGTTCGGGCTGGGCCACGGAAACCACTTCGACGGCGGAAACGGCGACCCCGACCATCGAGCGGATCTCGATCCGACTGCATGAACTGTCGGCGATGCCGAAATCGAGCCAGCGCCTTCTGGATGACAGCGCCTTCGACGTCGAGGGCTGGCTGGCGGGCAAGATCGCCACCCGTTTCATCCGCGCCGAAGCCGCCGCTTTCGTGAATGGCGATGGCGTCGACAAGCCCAAGGGCATCCTGCTGCCGACCAAGGTGGCCAATGCGTCCTGGACCTGGGGATCGCTGGGCTATATCGCGACGGGCGCGGCGGCGGATTTCGCCACCACCAACCCGGCGGATTGCATCATCAATCTGGTCTATGCCCTGGGTGCCGATTACCGCGCCAATGGCACTTTCGTAATGAATTCGAAGACGGCCGGGGCCGTGCGCAAGATGAAGGATGCCGATGGCCGCTTCCTGTGGTCGGACGGGCTGGCCGCGGGCGAGTCGGCGCGGCTGATGGGTTATGCCGTGCTGATCTGCGAGGACATGCCCGATGTCGGCGCGAACACCTTTCCGATCGCCTTCGGCGATTTCGCGGCGGGTTACACAGTGGCCGAACGCCCGGACCTGCGTATCCTGCGCGATCCCTTCTCGGCCAAGCCGCATGTCCTGTTCTACGCAACCAAGCGCGTCGGCGGCGACATCACTGATTATGCCGCGATCAAGCTGCTGCGGGTCGCGGTCTCGTAAGACCCCTTTTCACTCTGCCGGTCCGGGGCGGGTCTCCGGGCCGGTGGCGTTATCGCGGGGCCAGAAGCGAGGGATCAGGCTGATGTTGACCGAACTGACCACCGTGCCACAGGCGGCGCTGCCTCTGGCCGGGTTCAAAGAGCATTTGCGGCTGGGGGCAGGCTTCGCCCTGGCTGCGAACCAGGATGACCTTCTGGAAAGCCATTTGCGGGCGGCCATCGCAGCGATCGAGGGCCGTGTCGCCAAGGTCCTGATCCAGAGGCGGTTCCTTTGGCAGATCGAGGACTGGCGGGACGCGGGTGAGCAGGCCCTGCCGGTGGCGCCGGTCAGCAGCATTGTCAGCCTGACGCTGGTGGATGCGAACGGCGCGTCCACGCTGGCCGATGCCGCGACATACCGGCTGGTGCCAGACATTCACCGGCCCCGGATCGCCGGGCGCGGCCGGGCGCTGCCGACGGTGCCGCTGGAGGGGCGGATCGAGCTGATCTTCGAGGCAGGTTTCGGCCCGGCCTGGGGCGAAGTTCCAGGCGATCTGCAACAGGCGGCGCTGCTGCTGGCGGCAGAGTTCTATGAGCATCGCAATGACGATGGCACGGCGCAGCCGGGGCTGCCCTTTGCCGTGGTGGCGCTGATCGAGCGCTGGCGGCAGGTCCGCATCCTTGGTGGCGGGACATCCGGGAGGCGGTCATGAAGACCCCGCGTCTGAACCGCGCCCTGGTGCTGGAGCAGGAGCAGCGCAGCGCGGACGGGGCGGGGGGCTATGGGCGAAGCTGGCAGGCGCTGGGCACGCTTTGGGCCGAAATCCTGCCCGGCAGCGGGCGCGATGCCGATGGGGAAGAGGTCATCCTGACCTCGGTTCCCTACCGGATCACGGTGCGGGCCGCGCCGCCCGGCGAGGTAACCCGACCGAAACCCGAACAAAGGCTGCGCGAGGGCAGCCGCATCTTCACCATCCTGGCCGTGACCGAGCGCGATCCGGACGGGCGCTGGCTGGTGTGCTTCTGCCGCGAGGAGGCTCCGAAATGAGTTACGGCGCTGGGGCGGCCTTGCAGACCGCTGTTTTCCAATCGCTGACCTCGGCGCCCGCGCTGGTGGGGGTGGCGGTCTATGATGCCGTACCGCCTTCGCCCGCGGGAACGTTCGTGCTGGTTGGCCCGGAAGAGGTGCGGGACGCGGGCGACAAGAGCGGCGCGGGGGCCGAACATCTGGCACAGATCAGCGTGATCAGCGACGGGACGGGGTTTCTGGCGGCCAAGACCGTCGCTGCGGCGATTTCCGACAGGCTGGCGGGCGCGGCGCTGGTGCTGGCGCGGGGCAGGCTGGTGTCGTTGCAGTTCCTGCGGGCCAGGGCGCGGCGGATCGACGAGGGCGAAGTGCGGCGGATCGACCTGGTCTTCCGCGCCCGGATCGAGCTTTGAGCGGCCGGTCGCGGCCAGAGTTTCACCCAAATCCAGGAGACGCGCCATGGCAGTTCAGGCCGGCAAGGACCTTCTTCTCAAGATCGACCAGACCGGCGACGGGATGTTCGAGACTATCGCCGGGCTGCGCGCCACGCGGGCGGCTTTCAACGCCGAAACGGTGGACGTGACCTCGCTGGAATCGACCGGTGGCTGGCGCGAGCTTTTGGCTGGCGCGGGGGTGAAATCGGCGACGATTTCCGGTTCGGGCGTGTTTCGCGATGCCAATACCGACGAACGCGCCCGGCAGATCTTTTTCGATGGCGAGATCCCGGATTTCCAGGTGGTCATCCCGGATTTCGGCGTGGTCGAGGGGCCGTTCCAGATCACCGCGCTGGAATATGCGGGCAGCCACAATGGCGAAGCGACCTATGAGGTCACGTTGGCCTCGGCCGGGATGCTGACCTTTACGGCGCTGTGATGGCGAACCCCTGGGCGGGAGAGGTGGCGATCACGCTGGATGGTGTGGCGCATGTGGCGAAGCTGACTCTGGGGGCGCTGGCCGAACTTGAGGCGACGCTGGAGACAGGGTCGCTGGTCGATCTGGTCGAACGGTTCGAGGGCGGCCGCTTCACCACGCGCGACGTGCTGGCGCTGATCGTGGCGGGGCTGCGGGGCGGCGGATGGCAGGGCACGCCGCGCGATCTGATGACGGTCGAGATCGGCGGCGGCCCGGTCGAGGCGGCGCGCGCGGCGGCGGAACTGCTGGCGCGGGCCTTCGCGCTTCCGGGGCAGGAATGACGGTGCGGTTCGACTGGCCGGGGCTGCTCAGGGCCGGCCTGCACGGATTGGGCCTGGAACCGGCGGTCTTCTGGCGCCTGACGCCGGTCGAATTGCGGATCATGCTGGGGGTGGAGCAGGCAGCGCCGCCCCTGACGCGGGCGCGGCTGGCCGAACTGGCCGCGGCCTTTCCCGATACAGGACAGGGGGCGGACAATGACCGACGCGGCTGATCTGACGGAACAACTGGCGGCGCTGGAGGAAAGGCTTGGCACCTCGGCGGCGATGGTGGCGGCCTTTGACGGCGAGCTGGCCCGGCTGCGGGAATCGGCGACCTTTACCAATCGCGAGGTGAGCACGCTGTCGAGCGGGATCTCGGGCGGGCTGCGGCGGGCGTTTGACGGGCTGATCTTCGACGGGATGAAGCTGTCGGATGCGCTGAAGGGCGTGGCGCAGAGCATTGTCGATACGGTCTACAAAGTCGCGACCAAGCCGATCACCGATGCTTTTGGCGGGGTGCTGGCGCAGGGGATCAATGCCCTGACCAGCGGCATCCTGCCCTTCGCCAAGGGGGGCGGTTTCGCGCAGGGACGGGTGATGCCCTTTGCACAGGGCGGCATCGTCGCCTCGCCGACCATGTTCCCGATGCGCGGTGGACGCGGGTTGATGGGCGAGGCGGGGCCGGAGGCGATCATGCCCCTGACGCGCGGGGCCGATGGCCGGTTGGGCGTGCAGGCGGCGGGGGGCGGGCGCCCGGTCAATGTGGTCATCAACATCTCGACGCCGGATGTGCAGGGGTTCCAGCGCAGCCAGAGCCAGATCGCGGCCCAGGTGGGCCGGGCGCTGGCGCGCGGCCAGCGCAACAGGTGAGGACGGAAGATGGCGTTTCACGAAGTGCGTTTCCCCGCCAATCTGAGCTTTGGATCGGTCGGCGGACCCGAGCGGCGGACCGAGATCGTCGCCCTGCAGAACGGCCATGAAGAGCGCAATACGCCCTGGGCCCATGCGCGGCGGCGCTATGATGCCGGGGTGGGTCTGCGTTCGCTGGACGATGTCGAGACGCTGATCGCCTTTTTCGAGGCGCGACGCGGGCAATTGCACGGGTTCCGCTGGAAGGATTGGTCGGATTTCCGCTCTTGCCCGGCCTCGCGCAGCACGGCGGCGCTGGATCAGGTCATCGGCACCGGCGATGGCGTCACCGCCGTCTGGCCCTTGGTGAAGACCTACCGCTCGGGCGAGGAGGCCTATGCGCGGCCGATCGCCAAGCCGGTCCTCGGCACGGTGTCGGTGGCGATCGCAGAGGACCCCAAGGTAGAGGGGGTGGAGTTCACGGTGGACCCGGCGACGGGCGAGATCACTTTTGACGCGCCGCCGCCTTTGGGCGCGCAGATCACGGCGGGGTTCGAGTTCGACGTGCCGGTGCGCTTTGACACCGAGGCGATCCAGGTCTCGGTCGCGTCGTTCCAGGCCGGTGATGTGCCGGCCGTTCCGGTGGTGGAGATCAGGCTGTGAGCGCGGGCGATCTGGATCTGCACCTGGCTGCCGGGGCCAGCACGGTCTGCCGTGTCTGGACGGTGACCCGCGCCGACGGGCTGGAACTGGGCTTTACAGACCATGACTGCGACCTGGTCCAGGACGGGGTGATCTGCAAGGCGGGGTCGGGGCTGACGGCGCGGGCGCTTCAGCAGGTCACCGGGCTTGCGGTGGACAACACCGAGGCGCTGGGCGCCCTGTCCGGCGCGGCGATCACCGAGGCCGATCTGGCGGCGGGGCGCTATGATCTGGCGGAGGTGCGGGTCTGGCTGGTGAACTGGGCCGATCCCGGCGCGCGGGCCGAGATCTTTCGCGGCACATTGGGCGAGGTGACGCGGCGCGGGGCCGAGTTTCGCAGCGAGTTGCGCGGGCTGAGCGAGCCTTTGAACCAGCCGATCGGTTTTGCCTATACGCAAGGCTGCTCGGCCGTGCTGGGCGACAGCCGCTGCCGGTTCGATCTGGCGCAACCGGGATATGTCGCCGAACGCGCGGTTGAGACGATGGAGCGCGAGGGGCTGATCCTGAGCTTCGCGCATTTCACGGGCTTCGATGACCGCTGGTTCGAGGGTGGGCGGCTGACCGCGCTCACGGGCGCGGCCGGGGGGATCAGCGTGATGGTCAAGTCGGACCGGCTGTCGGGCACGGCGCGGCGGATCGAACTGTGGCAGACGCTGCGGGCGCCGCTGGCGGCGGGCGATCTGCTGCGGCTTGAGGCAGGCTGCGACAAGCGCGCCGAAACCTGTCGGCTCAAGTTCGGCAATTTCCTGAATTTCCGGGGCTTTCCGCATATTCCGGGCGAGGACTGGCTGACGGCCTATCCCCGCGCGGGCCGCCCCGCCACCGGGGGCAGCCTGCGGACGGCGCCCACACCTGGGTCGCTGCCATGAGGCCTGGAGAGGCGGCGGTGGCGCAGGCGCGTTTGTGGATCGGCACGCCCTATGTCCATCAGGCCAGTTGCCAGGGCGCGGGGGCGGATTGTCTGGGCCTGATCCGGGGGATCTGGCGGCATCTGTATGGGCAGGAACCCTGCGCCGTGCCGGCCTATACCGCCGACTGGGCCGAGGCGGGGCGGGAGGAGCGGCTGTTGCGTGCGGCAGAGCATTGGTTGCGGCCAAAGCCGTTGGGCGAGGCGGCCCTGGGCGACGTTCTTCTGTTCCGAATGCGTGCGGGTGGGATGGCCAAGCATCTGGGCCTGCAATCCGGCATTTGCGCGCAGGCCGCCTTCATTCACGCCTATTCCGGCCATTCCGTCACTGAAAGCGCCCTGAGTGCCCCCTGGCAGCGCCGTGTCGCCGCCCGATTTGCCTTTCCCGAAGGAGCCGATTGACCATGGCGACGCTTGTCTTTTCAGCGGTGGGCGCGGCCATCGGGTCGGGCTTTGGCGGAACGGTGCTGGGCCTTTCCGGGCTGGTGATCGGCCGGGCCATCGGGGCGACGGTCGGGCGGGTCATCGATCAGAAGCTCTTGGGGAGTGGCTCGGAGCCGGTCG